CTGCAAGGCAAAGGGTGGCGGTCATTGGTGAATGGTGGTGGCGGGGCGTCGTGCCCCATGACTTGATCGTAACACTGGGTCCCACCGTTGCCAAGGGGAGGGCGCAACAGTCCGTCACGCCCCCCCCCGCTGGCCTCAGATGATGACGAAATCAGCCGCCGAGGTGGCACCAGCGAAGCCCTGCAGAGTGCAGATCAGCTGCGCCTTCTCAGCCCCGATACCGTCCCGGTCGAAGTAGATCGCCTGGGCCGTCCCCTGGCTGCCGTAGCGCAGGAACGTCGGCCCGGCGCCAGTCGCCTGCCGGTTCAGCTCGTAACCCACGGCAGTCCCAGCCGCCAGGCCGAAGGCTGCGCCGTTGATGGCGATCCGATCGATCCCGGCCCGGAAGTCGGTGACGAAGTCAGCGTGGGCCTGACCGGCATGGCTGAAGCGGAACACGTCCGCACCGCCGCCGCCGGTCAGCTCGTCCATGCCGGCGCCACCGTCGAGGAGGTTGTTGCGCTGGTTGCCGCCGATCCTGTTGGCCCCAGCGTTGCCGATGCCCACATCAGCGCCGGAGCCCAGCACGAGGCTGCCGATTCCGTCCTGCAGCTGGTACGACGCCAGGGTGGAGAGCACCTGGTCCTGACTGTTGCCGCCGACGATGATGTCCCCGGCGTGGTTGACGTAGAACTGATCAGCCTGCGCGGTGCCGGTCAGGATGTCGGCTTTCAGGGTGCCTTTGATGATGGCCATTGATGGGAGTGCGTGTGGATGGTCGCCGGATTGGGTGCGGCTCCGGCGGGCCGCGTCAAAGGAAAAAGTCCTCCAGAAATAATCTGGCCTCTTCCTTTGTCCATTGTCTTTGCGGCTGGAAACTGCACTTTGGCCAAGGGCTGGGATGGCCGATCACTTCCGTGCGTCCGTTCCACTCTGGATCATACTTTGCAATTAAAAGATTCTCATACCTGCCAAGCGAAACGCCTTCAGGACATTTTGCCCAAGCGTAGTGAAGCTGAACGCTTTGCAGCCCTGCCGTAATCCGGCACGGATGATACGTGCCGTTCACCCTTGTCTTAATGTTGACAGACCTTCCAATGTATAGAAAGCGTTTTGTATTCTTGATAGCGTAGATTCCTGCCTGATCTGGAGCGTTATCCAAGCTAAACTTGCGCCAATCTTCTGAGGATTGCAACTGCTCGGGAGTCATCGCAGGCTGTCGTACAGGTCGGCGACGGTTTCGCCGTTGAAGATAGACTTCCTTCTGAAAGTCTCTCACGGCTTGCCCTCCAGCTCGGCGGCGATGGCGAGCAGTTTTCTGCGAAGCCTCCGGCGGTTTGCTGCCCCATCGGTTCGAGCTGCTGTGTGTGGTACCACCTGATCTGCCAGAGCGCGGGTGAAGGCGGCCAGCGCATCGCCGTAGTCCTCAAGCACGCCGACACGTTCTGCCACGTCGTTGAACGCTTCCCAGGCGGCCTGCGCGGCGGGGGAGAGGTCAGCCATCGGCCCCCTCCTGCGGCGCGGGGATCGCCCAGTGGGGGGCCCAGGCGATGAACGGATACAGCAGCCCATCATCCGGACGCCTCAGCATCCAGGCTGCCGGGCCGTTCTTCAGTGGTCGGTCCAGCCACCAGCAGCGTCCCTGACCGTCGAAATCCCCCGGCCCCGGCAACCGCTCAGCGACCGGCACCGGCTCGACGGCAGGGCGGCCCCAGCGGGCGAGGGCGCGGCGGACCAGATCGACCTGCCCGAGACCTTCATCCTCAATCTGATCGGACAGTTCGACGATCTTCATGACGGTCGGCCCCTGCTCCGGGGCGGACAGCGCGGCGCGGGCTTTCTTGACAGCCTGATACAGGGCCCGCGCGTCGTCGTCGGGCCACCTGCTGCCGCCGTGATCGGCGTAAGCCTTCACGAGGCATTCCAGTTCAGCGCGGAAGTCGGTGGTCATTGGAAACTCTCGGTGATGGTGTACTGCAGCGGCCGCCAGGTCTCCCCCGGCATGTGCCAGTAGGTGCGTCCCCAGGGCTGCAGGCAGCTGGTGATGCCAGCGAACCGATGGTCAGGGACCACAACGGCAGGCAGGGTGTTCGACCAGCACAGCGGGCCGATCCAGCCGCCGTGGCTTGTGACGCGGATCATTGGCTGGCCTCCTGCTCCAGTAGGGATGCGACGGATGGCCAGTCTGGGCCGTCCGACCGCAGCCACTTCGCCACCACCCGGACCACGGCGCGAACCTCGCCTGGGCTCAATGGCAGTTGCCTGCAGATCCCGTCCACCAGCCCACCGGCAGGCGCGGGCGGGGCAGCCATTTTCCTGGCGTCAGCAATATGGTCGGCCGGCTGCGGCTGCTGTCGTTGCTCCTGCCTCTCAATGATCTCGCGGGCCTCTGCTCGCCATTGCGGTGGCACTGGGTGGCCGCTGTCTTCATACCGCTTGATGGCAGATTGAAGATCGCCAAGACGTTCTTCGTCCGCCAACCATTGCGGCTTGACGCCAATCGGCGGGGCCAGCGGCTGCTGCACCTCAGGTTCGATGGCGCTCCACCAGATCAGCGCAGGATCGCCGACGAAAAGGCCGCGATCAGTGTAGAAACCAGACGGCGAAATAGACGGCGTTAGTGAGTGTGACTGGTCAACCCAGACGCCCCTACTGTGCAGCAGGTTCGGATGAACCCGAAACAGGCATTGCATGCCATTTGACGGCTTCACATCACTCAGCCGATGCCATTGCGGCTCGGGCGACTGCTGCGGCTGCTGCGCGGCCTCCAGCGCCTCGATGCGGGCGCGGAGTTCAAGGATGCAGGAAGGAGCTGAAAACTCACAGCTAGCCCGGTTTTCCATGCTTCTCCACTGCCTGTCACTGGCGCGGTAGTTCGGGTCCATTAGTCTCTTGCCTCCGATGGCGGTTGCTGCGTGTTTCGAGTCTTAGGTAATTGAAGTGACTCAGTCCAATTCAGTGGAGCTTCGGCAATACCAAGAACCAGCCACCAGGCGCGACCTTCCTCGCAAATTGCATCAAGTGTATGGCTTCCGTCGGGGTTTTGGTGCCGGCTAATGCTGACAAATCGACGCCGGCGCAATTTAACTGTGGCGAGGTAGTTCGGGTCCATTAGTCCTCCAATGTGCGGTGGGTTCGGTCGGCAATGACACGGGCGTGGTCTGCGGCAAAAGCGCCGCCGCCGTAGCGGATGGGGAATGGGGTTTCGTTCTCGCAGTAGATGAACAGCTGCCGCCGTCCGCTGGTCGCCCGTTCGGCCTGTAGCCAGATCCCTTGCCGCAGTTCGCAGCAGGCATCAGTGCTGAGGGCCAGGCTGTCGCCCGGCTGGGCGGTCTGGATGAAGTTGAGCACTCGGTTTCTCAGGCTCATCAGAATTCCTCCTCAACAGCAGGGGCAGAGCCGGTGCCGGCAGGCTTGGAGCCCAGCAGCTGCAGCGTGTTCACATTGACTACCTGTTTCGTTCGCTTCTGGCCCGTCGTCTTGTCGGTCCATGCCTCTGTCTTGATCGTGCCGACGACACCGATCTGGCTTCCCTTCTTCACATAATCAGCCGCCACCTGGGCTTGCTTGCCCCAGATCTCCAGGTCGAACCAATTCGTCTCGGCTTCTTTCGTCCAGCCATTGGAGGCCAGGCTCAGTTTCGCGACGACCTTACCGCCGTCCAGAAACTTCACCTCAGGGTCACGGCCAGCGCGGCCAACGATCGTGATGCTGTTCATTTGCTCTCAGGGGTTGATAGGTGTGATGCCTTGCGCTTCCTCAAAGGCCAGGACGCCAGGCAGGGGGTACAGGACGCGGCTTTGACCGTATGGGGTGCCAAGCCGCGGGCGGGTGACCCATGGAGGGCCAATCCCGCGCAGTCGCCAGCCTCTCAACGTGTGCTGGCTCAATCCCCAGCGGTCGGCCAGCTGGGGTGGTGTTAGTCCGGTCTCGGTCATGCAGCAGTCAACCTCTCGGCAGCAGATGCCAGCTGCTCTCTGAGCGCAGTGGCATCCTCGACAGACAGGTCGCCATTGGTCAGCCGCAAGTCAATCCGATCACGAATCGTCGCCAGTTCCGCAGCACTCTTGGCACCCTGGATCGCCTTCTCGCCCGCCAGGTATGCCGCCGACTGCTGTGGTTCATCCTGCACCTGCCGTTGTTGCTTGTCGTAGAGGGCGAGGCCGAAGGGGTTGCCAAACGTCATCAAGGCACGTTTCATCGCATCGGTCTCGGCTTCCTTGATCGCCGATTCATGCGCCAGTCCCAGGTCCGTGTCAATGCCATGGCCGGCGCCGCACCCCTCACGGGCCAGGCCGTTGACCATGACCCGCACCCGGGCGATGTACGTGACGCCCCACCCTGGCTTCTGGTCGCGGCCAATCCCGCGTTCGCGCTCACTGACGCAGCGGATCTCGATCGTCTCTCGGGTCCAGGCATCAAAGCCAAAGATCCGATTGGCTTCCGCGATCACGTGCCAACCCTCGAGGTAGCTCAGCTGCCGTCCCGACTGGCTGCGCTGCTGCACCGCTCCACGGTTGAGCGGTGCCTGCAGCTGGGTGATCTGTTCTGTGGTGAAGGTCATGGCGGTTCAGAAGTGTTCAGGGGCAAGCTCAGGGGCTGGACCGTCGAAGCCCGCCCACCGCGGTAGGGGCAACGTCTGCTCTGGATGGCTGGTGTTGGTCAGGTGGGCCTCCCACTCCAACACCCGGGCCTTGGCAATCTCGCGACGGCGCAGGCCCTCCTCAATCCATTCGCCCGGCAGCCAGTAGAGCCCCACATCAGGCCGCGGGTGCCAGTCGTAGGCGATGAAGCCAACACGCGGCAGGTCGGCGGTCTGGCGCTTGTCGAGGTGGCCCAGCAGGTAGTGGGCCATCTGCACGTCATAGCCGCGGGCATAGGCGTCAGCCGCGAATCCACGGGGGTCGGTGCGGGCGGATTTCTTCATGTCGACCAGCAGGCCCGGCGCCTCAATGTCCGGCAGGTACCGGCACTCAACACCATCAGCATCAAACCAGAAGTGGGCCTGCTGTGATGCGTGATCGATCAGCGGCCGGATCGCTGGGTCACTGAGGAGGTGCACCACGATGCTGGCGGCCGTGATGTGCCAGTCATGGCTGATGATCTCGCGCTTGCCTTGGCTGGCCTCCGCCCACCATGCCTTGCCATCCTTGGTGCGGCGGTCGAGGCCTTCAGGTGCCACGACGTAGCGGTGCTCGAACAGGTCAGGCGTCAGTGCCAGGCAGTCGACCAGCGACCCTTGCCGCATGGCGTCGGTGCGCTCGACCGGGACGTGGAACTTACGGGCGGTGCCGCTGAGGGCACGCTTGAGCCGCGTGGCCGACAGGGCTGGGTGTGCGTGGTATGCAGCGGGGTTCATCGTGCGGTCACCATCGGCGCAAGGGTGGCGGTGTCGTCGATCCAGGCACGGCCGCGCAGGTTGGCCAGCTCGACCGATGGCACGATCAGCCGGGCCTCCTCTTGTGCACGCTCGATGTCGTCTTCCTCAAGCTCAACGACGATCTGGACGGCCATCGCGTAGGTCGCTTGGTATTTGGTCATGGGTGGTGAATGGTGGTGGTGGATGGTGGTCAGGCCAGCTCGGCTCCTGTATCGCTGGCCCAGTCGGCGGCAATGAGCATGATTGCCTGGGAAGTAATTGTGGCCCCAAGTTCGACACGGTGGCCGCTGTCCAGCAGATACCAGCCCGTGTGCCCGTAACCGAGAATCAGGCCGGTCCCCTGCTCTACTGAGCCGTGCTGGCTCAGGATCATTTCATCGCCACAGTTGACAGTAGAGATGAAGTTATCAATCCGGGATTGAAGGATGGTCATGGGTGGTGGGTGGTGGTGGTGAATGTTGCCGGGATAGGCTCCCGGCGGGCCGTGGGGGGGTCAGGCGGCAACAAACCCACGCTGGATCAGCGATGAATAGAACTCTCGGGCATGTTTGACGCTATAAACACCTTCACCGCGGCCCATGGTGCTGCCCCATCCCGCGTTAGTGAGATGAAGCATGCTTACTTCGACCCACGTTTTACCTGAATCGTTGGTGTATGGCTTGAAGATGCAACGAGCGGCAGGAGTGTGCTTGGTCTCAGGGCGAGTGAGGGTGTAGGTCATGGCTGGTCGGTGGTGGTGGGTGGCGGGGGTTCCCTCGCCTGTGTTCACAGACTACCATGGCTGAGCGGGGATCGCCACCGCTTAGCACCGAGAATCTTCACAATGGACCTACGACCACACCAGCTCACCGCCGCAGACGACCTGCTCACCCGCGTCTTCCGTGACGGCTGGGCCTACCTTGCCGGTGAAGTGCGCGTCGGCAAGACCCTGACCGTCCTTGAGGTCGCCCGGCGCCTGGGGGTCACGCGGTGCCTGTTCCTCACCAAGAAGAAGGCCATCGCCTCCATCGAGGCGGACCGGGACGCCCTCGGCCTCACCGACCGGGTGCACGTCACCAACTACGAGCAGGTCCACAAGCTCCTGGGCCATTACGACCTGCTGATCCTTGATGAGGCCCACTGCCTCGGGGCCTACCCGAAGGCCTCCCTGCGGGCGCGACAGGTGGCACGGCTCACCTACGACCGTTGCATCCTGCTCTCCGGGACACCCTCACCCGAATCCCTCTCGCAGCTCTACCACCAGATCCGCATTGCCTCCGCCGCTGGCCTCTCCACCGCCGTCCCATGGCAGCAGAGCAGCTTCTACAAGTGGGCCGCCGCGGGCTACGTCAACGTCCGCACCCGTAGGGTTGGCACCGGTCAGGAGGTCAACGACTACTCCGACGCCAATGAAGCGCTCATCATGGCTGATCTGGCACCTCACATGGTGCGCATCACCCAGCAGCAGGCCGGCTTTCAGACCCAGATCATCGAGCAGGTTCATCAGGTGCGGATGGCCCCCCAGACCTATGCCGACACCGGCAAGCTCATGCGCGATGACGTGGTCACCGTTGGCACGGGCTGGCCCGTCGTCGCTGACACCGCAGCCAAGCAGATGCAGAAGCTCAGGCAGATGTATAGCGGCACCGTGATTCCAGAGAACGCCTGTGGGACTGGAATCATTTTTGACACCAGCAAGGTCGACTACATCCGCAACAGGTTTAGGGGGCGTCTTGCGGTCCTCTATTGCTTCCATGCCGAAGGGGTCATGCTCCGGCAGGCCTATGGCACGCTGGCCACCGACTCGCCCGAGGAGTTCGCCGCACGGCCTGATTCCGTCTTCATCGGGCAGGTCCAGGCCTCACGGGAAGGGGTCAACCTCTCGCCTGCCGATGATCTCGTCTTCCTCGGCATCGACTACTCCGCCCTGTCCTACCTGCAAGGCCGCGACCGTGCCTCGGCCCTTGGTCGTACCGTCCCGCCGCGCGTACACTGGATCCTTGCAGCCAACTCCCTCGAACTGAAGGTCTATGACAAAGTCCGGGCGAAGGAGTCCTATACCGCAGCCCACTTCAGAGCGGACCGAGGCAGCCTTTCAGGCAATGTTGGTTAAGCAATACAAGGCCGACGGTTGGTATGTGATCCGGCTCCTGCGTACCTCCGTCGCAGGTCTGCCGGATCTTCTCCTATGCCATCCCGACCGCGGCATCCTGTTCGTCGAAGTCAAGGCCTCCCGTGGGCGCCTGTCACCCATTCAGGAGCACCGAATCCAGGAGCTGCGCGACCTGGGCTTTGAGGTGCAGGTCGTCAAGGATCAAGCGTGTAATGGCACTCACGACGACCGTTGACCAGCTTTCGTGTCTTGGAATATCCCAGCCGCCGTAGAATGTCGCCCACCATCATCTGATCCGCCCGGTTCTGCTGCCCCACTGGCTTCTGGATCGCCTCTTTCAGTAGGACTTCCGTGGTCAGTGGCCGCCCGGCATTCACTGGCGCTTTGATCCATTCCTGTACTGCCGCCATCCATGGCGACTCCGTCACGTAGTTCTCGTTCTCCTCTCTGACCTGCCGCAGCAGATGGACCGGCAAGAAGCTGCTCTCGCCCCTCCGGTATGCCTTCACCGCTGCGCACCAGATCGCATCACGCTCACGTTGTAACCCTGCCGTATTGATCTGGTTATCCTCGCTCAAGGTCGTCGGGATGATCCAGAACCTACGGTTGCCCGTGTCATCGATCAGCAAGCCATCGGTCTTATTCACCGTTGCCACGATGATCCCACGCCGTGGGTGTTCCTCCACTGCTGCCCCATATGGTGCACGGAACAGGTCCCGCTGGGTCGTGATGAATGCCTTAATCTGTCCCGAATGGCCGCGGCTCATGATGTGGTCAAGCTCCGGCCATTCCATGATCCAGCTCCGATGCAGCTTCAGCTGCTCATCAGTCAACTTCTGCAGCGTGCTCAACTGATCACTGAAGAATGGCCCACCCAGCACCTGCCAGAATGCTGACTTGCGTGCACCCTGGACACCAGCAATCACGCAGCACGTGTCATGCTTGCAGCCTGGCTCCAATGCCCGCCGCACCGCACCGATCAAGGTGGCCTTAATCATCGCGTCATACAGGGTCGGTTCATTCAGGGCCGCATCTTCAGGCCGTAGGTAGGTCGTCGCCAGCTGGTCGATATAGGCCGGTTCTGCCGTGGCTTCAACGTGCTCAAGGTACATTCTCACCGGGTCGTATTTGTATTCCTTCGCGATCTCAACCAGGCAATCCTGCGCCATCTGTTTTTTGATCGTGTAGCCCATATCTGCCAGCTTCAGGTAGAACCGCTCGATCCCTTCAATCGCCTCGCCGTTCAGCTCAATCGTCTGATTAAAGGTGTTGTACCGCAACGTCTGCCCGTCCGATGCCTTCACCCGCAGCATCGCCAGCAGCAGCCCTGCATCCAGCGCCTTGGGTTCATCACTCGTTCGCCTGCGGATCAGCCCATCGAACTGTTTGCCCTCGACCGCTTGCGCTCCCCTCAGCCATTCCTCTGTCTGCGCCGTGCTCCAGTCCCGCGCATCGGCCAGGTCCCATCCCTCAGTGGCCTCCGGTGGTGGCCCGACCACCTGCACCCGGCACCCTTGACCCCGCAGCACGTCACCCACCGCGGCCATGGCGTTTCGGCCGTCCAGGTCGTTGTCTGGTGCCAGCCAGCAGTCACGGTTCCGCAGCGGCGACCAGTCGGCCTTGCCGTGACTCTTGGCCCCGTTCGACCACGTCACCACCACCCAGTCGGGCAATAGCTCACGCGCCGCGTCGGCGGTCTTCTCACCCTCGACCACCAGCACCGGCGCCTCAGGTCGTTCTGTGAGGTCTGGGAGGCCATAGAGCGGCCGTGGCGTGGGCCAATCGCAGCTGAACCCATCACGGCGCTTGTTCGGCCGGTGCCAGCCGCCATCAAGCCACACCACATGCGGATATGCCCTGGCGCCGTTGCTCAGCTCCAGCCGCAGAATCCAGAACAGGGGCGCTCCACTGGCGTCCCGGTAACACCAGCGGGCCGTAGCGCCACGATCCAGGGCCGGAGGCGGTGCATCGGCTGGTGGGCGCTCCGGTTGCCGCCATGGCGTCTCTGGGGCCTTGCGCGGGGCCTCTGGGGTGTCGGGAGTGTCAAGGTACCGGCCGACGTGTCTCAGGGCTTCCCGGGGCGTCCAGCCGCGCTTCCGGGCCAGCAGCTCAAGCCCTGACCCGCCACCACCGCGTTGGTCCTTCCCCCCGCATTGGTTGCAGAACCAGCTCCCGGTCCCTCCCTGGTCATCAAACCGAAACCGGTCCGTTCCCTCACACAGCGGGCACGGCCCATGCCGACCGCTCAGGTGCTTTTCCGTCAGGCCGCCAAGATCCGCCAGCACCTGAGGCCAGCGGCCTCGGGCGGCATCAATGATCGCCCCCATCTCAGACCCGTGCGGGCTGCTGGTCCCTGTTCATGGCCTCCAGGATCGCGTCCCGAATGATCGCGCTCCGCGTCTGGCGCTTCTGCCGCGCCTTGGCCTCCGCCCATTCCAGGAAATCTAAGGGCAGCTTGATACTCACGTGCTGGTACACAGGCGGTCGTCGGTGAGGACCCACCGTAGCACTCCGGATCATTGCCGCAACGGACAGGAGGCCTGCCACACCTGCCTTATTGAGAATGGACCTGAGGTATGGCAGCGCTGCCATGCCTGGCATACCTCTGGCATACCTACCCCATCGCTGAAAAGCCAGTCAGCGACTAGCGGCGTCAGACCTGCCATACCTACCATACCTATTTTCTAATCGGTGTTAAGGGGGGGGGTAAGGGTGTCAGGACACGTATATAGGGGCGTGTAGGGGAATATAGGGGGAGGTATGGCTAGGTATGCCAGGTATGGCAGACGGGGGGGTGGTTCTCAATAGCGGCTGGCTACGCTGGGTGGGTTCACCAGACCACCGCATGGCCCTCTTCCGCCTTCTCTGTGACCACGCCGGTTACCGCGTCACGCAACTGCCGATGACCGTCCCGGCGTTCGTGGTCGAGCACCGCCGCGATGGTGGCCGCTGCACCCTGGAGACCCTCGCCGTCTGGGAGCCGTCTCAGGGCCGCTGGAACCCACGCGCGATGGATCCGGCGACGGCTGACCTGCCGCCCCTTGTCCTGGACTCCCTGCAGGCCGCTGTAGGCTGCGCTTAACGATTACCGCCGATGGGACAGATCGTTCCTGCTGATCTGCGTGATGATCACATCACCGCCATGGCAGACATGATCTGCCGTGGACTCAGCGGGCGTGAGTGCGTGAGGCACGCGTGCCAGGAGTGGGGTTACAGCCAGACGCTGGCGGGGTCGATGCTGCAGGCGGCACGATTGCAGATCTGCAACGACTGGGACATCCCACGACCGACGTATGCCGCGATTCAGCTGGCGCAACTGGAGACGCTGCAGATGCAGGCGCGACGGGATGGCAATCTGATGGTGGCGCTGGGTTGCATCGACAAGGCCAGCGGTATTGCACGGACGAAGGCCTAGACTGGTGGGGCACCGAACCACCGCCGTGGCGACTTTCGTTGAGCTGCTCGACACCATCATCGTCGATGAGCAGGAGGCCACCGTTGCCGAGATGATCGCTGCCCTCGCGGTCGCTCAGCACGCCCTGATCGTTGGCGCCTACGAGGACGACGACGACGAGGACGAGGTCTGCGAGGACGAGGACGACGACGACGAGGCCGAATCGCCCGCCTGTGGCCTCATGGCTGCCTGATGGGGCTGCTCGATTGTCAAGATCCAGGCAGTCTCCTCGCATTTGATGAGGAGACTGCCTTTTTTGATGCTGATGCCACCCTCGCGGCGATCATTGACGATCTGCACCCACGACAGCGGGACTTCGTTCAGGATTCGCAGGTCGAGATCCTCGGGTGTTCCGCAGGCTATGGCGCCGGCAAGACCCATGCGCTATGCGCCAAGGCGGTGGCCATGGCAATGCTCAACCCTGGCTTCCAGGGGGCCGTCCTGGAGCCCACAGGGCCGCTGATCCGGGACATTTGGCTGCCGGAGTTCGACAGCTTCCTGGAGTCCTACGGCATCCCCTACACCTTCCGGTCGTCGCCCCTGCCGGAGTACGTGCTGATGCTGCCGGGCGGGGCCACCAAGATCCTGTGCCGGTCGTTTGAGAACTGGACCCGGATCATTGGTTTGAACCTCGCGTGGGTGCTGGCCGATGAGATCGACACCGTCGCGCCCAGCATTGCAGCGCGGGCCTTCCCAAAGATCCTCGGCCGCCTGCGGGCCGGTAACGTCCGTCAGTTCGCGGCAGCCTCGACACCGGAGGGCTTCCGGTGGATGTGGAAAACGTTTGCCTCAGATGAGGCAGAAGGTCGGGCCGATCGTCGCCTGGTGCGGATGCGCACGACCGACAATCCACACCTGCCGCCGGACTTCATCGAGCGCCTGCAGGCCAACTACGACCCCAATCTGCTGCGGGCCTACCTCGACGGTGAGTTCGTCAACCTGACCGCCGGGATGGTCTACGACCGCTTCCGGCGGGACCTGCACGTCGTCGCATTCGACGAACCGGACCTGGACGATGAGGTCCTGCTGATGGGTTGCGACTTCAACATCGGCAACTGCAATGCGGTGTTGGCAGTCGAGCGCAAAGGGCAGCTGTGGGTCTGGGATGAGATCGCCGGTGCCCATGACACCGATGCCATGGGGCAGGAGATCCGCAGCCGCTACCCACGGGCGCAGATCCTCGGCCATCCTGACGCGTCAGGTGCGAACCGCTCGACCAATTCCAGCCGGTCGGATGTGGCGATCCTGCAGAGCTACGGGATCAGCAACCAGTCACCCGCGGCGAACCCTCCGATCCGGGACCGCGTCGCGGCCGTGCAGGCACTACTAGAGAACGGCCACGGCCAGACCCGCCTCTGGGTTCATCCGAGGTGCCGAAAGACGATCGAGAGCTTGGAGCTGCAGGCATACGACGACAAGGGGCTGCCGGATAAGGAGACCGGACACGACCACATGGCCGATGCGTTGGGCTATGTGGTGCACCGCCGGTATGCCGTGGAGCGCGGCAGTGCGGGGCGTGTGGTGCGAGGAATGCGAAGGGTGTACTAGGTGGGCCGTCGTGGGTCTGCGGTGCTATGGTGCTGGGGCGTTCACCAATGCACCATGACCGAATGGATCACCGACCGCCTGCCGACGGCGGCGGATGCTGATGGGGAGGGAGAAGTGAGTATCCGCCGCGGCCCTGAGCTTCTCGGATACATGCACTGGAGTTGCGTCGTCCCCGGCCAGCCGTGGTGGTCGGAAAGAGTCCCCCACGCCGCCCGCCCCACCCCGCCGCCTGCGCCGGCCCCGGCCCGCGTGGTGACGGCGCTTTGCAGTCACGAAGGCAGGCTCTACGCCGCTTGCGACGACGGCTCATTCTGGGAGGCTACTGACAGCAAGCGTTGCGGCTGGCTGCGGCGCGACCAGATCCCCCAACCCGAGGCCCCCAATGCTTGAGATCTACGCCTGGGCCGGCGTCTTCACCGCGATGAGCGTCGTGCGCCCCCATGAATGCCGCGAGCCCGGCGAATGGCTTGCCGCCTTGATCGCTGGGGCCGCCTGGCCCCTGGTGGTCGCCGTGCGCTTGACCCGCTGGGTCCAACGCAACCGGAGGGTGGCATGACCCCCCTCGACTGGGACAACGTCGCCGACTGCGCGTTGAAGCGTTGGCGGCAACCGTGGAGCCCGAGCAGCCGCTACGGCGATTATGAGTCGTGGCGTGCTGCGCTGGACCTGGCCGCCCTCCAGCAGCGGCGCAGGTGAACCGTATGCCTTAGAGTGACAACGTACCACCATCCACCATGGCCACCACCGACCAGATCACCGCCTACCGTCAATTCATCGCCAGCAAAGGCACCGCAGCTTCGTCCCATGGATTCAGCCCATCCATGGACTGGTCCAATCTATTCCCACATCAACGCGCAACCCTTGAGTTCGCGTGCGAAAAGGGCCGATCTGCCGCCTTCCTGGACACTGGCCTTGGCAAGTCTCGCGTTGAGGCTGCTGCAGCCGCAGAGTTTAGTATTGCCAGCGGCAAGCCGTCACTGATCCTGACGCCGCTTGCCGTTGCGCGTCAGATGATGCGCGAATGTGAATCGGCCGGCGTCGAATCGCGTATCGTGCGTGAACAGTCCGACGTCGGCACTGGCGTCAACATCGCCAATTATGAGCGGCTGCCAAAGCTCGACCCGTCAACATTTGGCGGTGTCGTGCTTGACGAATCCAGTATCTTAAAGAGCTTCACTGGCCCGACGAAGCGGATGCTATGCGACGCATTCAGCCAGACGCCATACAGACTCGCGGCAACGGCAACGCCGGCGCCGAATGATCACATGGAGATCGGCCAGCATGCAGAGTTCCTTGGCATCATGCCTGGCCCTGAAATGCTGTCCCGATGGTTTATCTCGGATCAAACGACCATGGGCGGATATAGACTCAAGGGTCATGCGCAGGAGTCCTTCTGGGCATGGGTAGCCAGCTGGTCAAGGGCTGCGGCATTGCCGTCAGACCTTGGGGGTGATGACGAAGGATTCGTCCTGCCGCCGCTGTCTTACGAGATCCATTCCATCTCTGCCGACATCACGCAGGACGTTCCAGAAGGGATGCTGTTCAGGATCCCAGACGGCAGCGCTACCACCATTCACAGAGAGAAACGCCTGACGATGGCCGATCGTGTGGCAAGGGCCGCCGAGATCGCCAACACGTCAGACGGACCGGTGATCGTCTGGTGCGAAACCAACGATGAGTCCTCGGCACTGGCTGATTCGATCCCTGATGCCGTTGAGGTCTACGGCTCGATGAGCATTGAGGAGAAGGTCGCCGCCTTGGATAGCTTCACTTTTGGCCAACGGCGAGTGATCGTCTCCAAGCCGAAGCTCGCAGGTCTTGGCCTCAACTGGCAGCACGCCAATACTGTCGTGTTCGCCAGCATTAGCCACAGCTATGAGCAGCACTACCAGGCCGTGCGCAGGGCGTGGCGGTTCGGGCAGGCGAAGCCCGTCACCTGCCATGTTGTGATCAGTGACACTGAGTCAACGATCTGGAACAACGTCCAGCGCAAGGCCGCTGATCATGCGAGGATGAAACAGGCGATGACGCGTTCAATGCTGTCCATGCAGCAAAGCGCGATCTTGCGTCGTGCCTATGAAAAGGCGCCCACCGTTACCCTTCCCGATTTCTTCCACCAATGAAACCAGACTATCAAGGCCATAACTGGGCCGTCTACAACGCTGACTGTGTTGAGCTGCTTATGGGGCTGCCTGATGACAGCGTTGATTGCTCAGTGTTTAGCTCGCCGTTTTCGTCGCTCTACATCTACTCCGACTCCGAGCGAGACATGGGCAATAGCGCATCGCATGACGAGTTCCTGCAGCACCATGCCTACATGGCGCGGGAGCTGTTCCGGGTCATGAAGCCGGGTACTGTGATCTGCGATCACGTCAAAGACACTGTCTTTTATCAGAACAGTAGCGAGACCGGCGAAGGCGGTCTATTCCCGTTCAGTGATGCCGCAAGCGCTAACTATCGGCAGGCAGGTTTCTGCCTTAGAGCAAGGGTCACGATCTGGCGCGACCCTGTCCGCGAGATGCAGAAAACCAAGCACGAACGATTGCTCTACAAAAACATCAGAGAAAACAGTCGAGTCAGTGCCATGGGGATGCCGGAGTACATTCTCGTGATGCGCAAGGAGAGCAAGGGCAAGAATGTCGGGGAGCCTGTCACGCACACACGTGAAGAGTTCAGTCTTGATCAGTGGCAGCAATGGGCGTCGCCCGTTTGGATGGACACCATGCAAACCAAGGTGCTCAACTCAAGATTCAAGGCCGACAAGGACGAAAAGCACATCTGCCCTATGCCGCTGGATCTGATCGAGCGATGCCTGACCCTCTACAGCAACCCCGGCGATCTGGTGATGGATCCGTTCAACGGCATCGGCAGCACCGGCTATCAGGCGGTGAAAATGGGCCGTCGGTACATCGGTGTCGAACTGAAACCGGAATATGCCAGGCAGGCGGCCCGTTTCCTGGAGTCGGCGGCTGGCCAGCCGGTCATAGATGGTGTTGAGATGGCGTAGCCCGGCAACCTAGGGCATGGCCCAGTACCTTCCGCCTCGCGGCACCATCTCCGGTCCCCTGCTGCAGACGCAGGGCACCAACCAGCTCAACGTTGAACAGCCTTGCATCGCATGGCAGCAGATGGAGCCGCGCTGGCGGTTGCCTGAAACCCTCGTCGGTGGCACCCTCGCCATTCGCGCCACTGGCATCGAATACCTGCCCGCAGAGGAGAAGGAAGGAGCCGAGGCCTACCAGCGGCGTCTATCGCTCTCCGTCCTGCCGCCCTATTACGACGGGATGGAGCAGCGCCTAGCAGGGATGCTGGTGCGGAAGGAAGTCAGGCTCGACGGTACGCCGGAGGTGATGCTTGAGCACCTCTACGACATCGACTCGCAAGGCAACAACCTGCAGGTGTTCGCCGGTCAGCTCGCGGTCACGATGCTGCGTTATGGCCACGTCGGCGTACTGGTCGACTTCCCGACCGATGAGGCCGACCTGGCAACTGCTGGAGGCCAGCCGCGGCCGGCAGGTGATCGTCGGCCCTACTGGGTCGCCTACAGCCCCCGGGACATCATCGGATGGCGCCATGAGACCATCGGCGGCACGCAACGGCTCACGCAGCTCCGGCTATTCGAGCGCCTGACGGTGCCCTATGGCGAGTTCGGTGAGGAGATCGTCGATCAGGTCCGCGTCTTGGAGCCCGGCCGGTGGCGGGTGTACCGGAAGCAATCGAGCAAGGGCAGCTCGTTCGACCTGGTGGCCGAGGGCACCACAACACTGGACGAGATCCCATTCGCGGTCGGCTATGCCCGCCGCACTGGCCTCTACCAGTCCCAGCCGGCGCTAGAGGAGATCGCATGGCTCAACCTGCAGGCATACCAGCGCAGCAGCGACCTATCGAACCAGCTCCACCTAGCCGCGGTGCCGCGCCTCGTGGGTTATGGCGTGCCGGCATCGGTGGAGGAGATCGAAGGCGGGCCAGAGTCGGCCACGGTGCTGCCGGTTGATGCACGGCTGGAATACGTCGAACCCGCAGGCAACAGCTACCAGTACCAGTTCAAGCACCTGGAGGAGATCGAACGGCAGATCAACCAGCTAGGTGTCGCCGCGATCCTGGGCCAGCAGGGCTTTCAGGAGTCAGGCGTGGCCAAGGCGATCGACCGGAGCCAAGGGGATGCGCCATTGATGAGGGTGGCGCAGTCGCTGCAGGATCTGATCGACAACTGCCTCCGCCTCCATGGCGTCTACCTAGGCCAGGACGGTGGGAGCTCCATGGTCGACCGGGACTTTGTGTCGGCACGACTGCAACCGGGCGAGATCGAGGCCCTGTTCAAGCTGGAGCAGGCCGGCAAGATCACGCAGGAGACGCTGCTGATCCAGCTGGCGGCCGGGAATGTGTTCGTTGATGATTTCGACGTTGATGCCGAGATCGAAGCCACGAGGCAGCTGCAGGGACAGGCGTTGGATCGGATAGCAGGTAATCTCAGGGGGCCTGTAGTGGATGAGAATGGCAGCGAAGAAACCGAAGGCCCCGGCGAAGAAGATGACACCTAAGAAGCCGAAGAAGCTGCCTTACTTCCCCACCTCAACGATTGCCGGCAAGTCATCGAAGCGATCGGTCAAGCCGTGCTGAGGCTGGAAAACTAGGGCATTCGTGGTGTGCGTGATGGCCAAGAAGCCGAGCAAGGCCCAGCAGAAGGTCACGAAGGTCATGCGCGAGTACAAGGCTGGCACGCTCCGGTCTGGTGGCACGGGCAAGGCTAACCCGAAGGTGAAGAGCCGTAAACAGGCCATCGCCATTGCCCTGTCGGAAGCCGGCAAGACCCGGAAGCCAAAGGGTCGCAAATGACCATCGAGTACCGAGGCGAGACGTTCGAGGGCTACAACAAGCCCAAGCGCACACCCAGCCACCCGACGAAAAGCCATGTGGTGTTGGCCAAGGAGGGCAGCACCATCAGGCTGATCCGGTTCGGGCAGCAGGGCGTCAGCGGCAGCCCGCCACGGGAAGGGGAGGGCAAGGCTGCGAAGGCCCGACGGGCAGCGTTCAAGGCCCGGCATGCCCGGAACATCGCGAAGGGCAAGCTAAGTGCCGCTTTCTGGGCGGACCGCGCAAAATGGTGACCTAGACTGCCTGTGGTGGATTCATTGGTGAACCGACCCCCGGAGCTGGTAACTCTGGGGGTTTTTTGTCGGGCAAGCTAGGCGGTCCCTGGCCTGCGGCCTCATCCATGTCTGACGAAACCACCGCGCAACAGCCTGCGGCTGATGATGCGAACCTGCAAGACTCCATCGCCAAGCTGACCGAGAAAAACCGAGAGCTGATCGGTGAGCTACGGCAAGCCAAGCGCAAAGCCGACGCCGTCCCCGATGGTGTCGATGTGCAAGAACTGATCCGGTTCCGGCAGGAACACGAGCAGCAGAAGCTCGAATCTGCCGGCCAGTATGAGGAGGCCAAACGGCAGCTCCAGGAGCAGTACGACCGCGACACGGCAGCCCTGCGGGCCGAGGCTGAACGGCTCCAGGCCCGGGTCCGAGAGTTGGAGCTTGTCTCGCCTGCGGTGTCGGCACTGTCGGAACTGGTGCACGACCCCGATGCCGTCCTCAAGCTCAAGCTCCCCGCGGATCGAATCGAGCGCGATCCTGATGGGTCTGTCGTCGTCGTTGATGGCCTCCAGCGGACCCCAGTGAAGGACTGGGCACAATCGAACCTGCCGGCATGGATGCTCAAGGCTCCAGCCCCTCGCGGCAGTGGCGCCCCGGTCGGTGGTGGCGGCAGCGCTCCCTCTGGGATCCCGGCTGGCACCGTGAACCCATTCGACAAGGAAACATTCAGCCTCACCGAGCAAGGCCGACTGTTCCGCACCAATCGGGCGCTCTACGATCAGTTGAAATCTGCAGCGAAGCGGTAACCTATCGCTAAAGGGTGAGCCTGCGGCTGCCCATCTTGGCCTGCGGCCGCATGTTCCCTTTGCTTCAATCCAATGGCCGTATTGCGCTCTGACGTAATCATCCCGGAGATTTTCACTCCGTACATTGAGGAGGCCGTTACCATCCGGTCGGACTTCCTTAACTCTGGCATCGTCCAAGCCGCCGAGGTGCTGAACGTTGATGAAGGTGGCGACTATGTCACCGTTCCCAACTGGGACGCCGACCTGACGGGTGACGCCGAGCGGCTGACCGACACCAGCAGCCTGACGCCTTCCAAGATCGGCGCCGACAAGCAGGTCGCCCCGGTGCTGCACCGTGGTCGCGCCTGGGAATCGCGTGAACTGGCCAAGCTGGCCGCCGGGTCTGACCCGATGGCTGCTATCGGCAACAAGGTCGCTGCCTACATCACCAACCAGCAGCAGAAGGATCTGCTGGCCATCCACGAAGGCGTCTTTGGGCCGCTGACCAGCAACAGCGGCGCCGCCCTGGAATCGCTGACCTTCGACACCAGCGGCACCCGTACGCCCCTGTCCCCCCGTCACGTCGCTCAGGCCCGTGCGCTGCTCGGTGATCAAGGCGACAAGCTGACCGCCGTCTGCGTCCATTCCAAGACGTACTACGACCTGGTCGAACGGCGGGCGATTGACTACGTGTCGGCCGCTGAGGCCCGGATCACTGCCGCGACCAGCAATGCTGCCAACCCGGCTGCGTTCGCTGGTTCCGTCGCTGCAGCCTATGCCGGTGACTATCAAGTCCCGTTCTACATGGGTCTGCGGGTGATCGTCTCCGATGACGTGACCGTCAGTGGTTCGGATCAGGCGGTGTACTTCTTCGCTCCCGGTGCCGTCGGTACTGGTCTCCAGCAGGGGATCAACACCGAAACCGACCGCGACATCCTGGCGCAGTCCGATGCGATGGCCGTGACGTGGCACAACCTGTTCCACGTGATGGGCACCCGCTATAAGGTCTCGACCGGTGGTGTGAACCCGACCCGTGCGACGCTGGCGACCGCTGCCAACTGGGAGCGGGTGTTTGAGATCAAGAACATCGGCGTCGTTCGCGGCACCGTCGACCCCAACTTCTGAGGAATCCATCCCATGGCCCAACCTTCTGAGTTCGAGCAGGCCGTTCAGAACTATCTGACCGTGACCCTGTCGCAGGCCAGCAGCATTGCTGACCAGCTGTTCTACATCGCCCCGGAACCGCTTGAGGTTCTGGAGATCCACGAGGTGCATGGTGCCCTCGGCACCGACGGTAGTGCCGTGTCGGCCACGATCAAGAAGTGCACCGGCACTCAGGCCTTGACCGCAGGGGCTGATCTGCTGGGCACGACCAAGATCGACCTTAAAGGCACCATCAACACGGTCCAGAGCCCGGCGCTTACCAGCACCGCTGCAGACCTGCAGCTGGCGACTGGTGATCGGCTGAGCTTCGACGTGACCGGTACCACGACCGCTGTGGCCAACATGGTGGTGACGGTCCTGCTGCGTCGGATCTGATGGGAATGTTCGCGTGGCGCCGGCTGCGGGAACGTGAGGCCCTGGAGGCTGCTCAGGCAGCTTCTGGGGCCTTGCCCATTGCAGAGGCCATGGAGGAACCACCAACGCAACGGAGGGTGCGGAAGGTGCGCGGCAAGCTAGGCCAACGGGCAGCTGAGGTCGAGCATGGTCATCAGTAGGGGTTTCGGGGATTCAACGGTTCAGGCCCGTGGGCAAGGGTTCCGGTCGGAGGTGCAGTTCACCCGACCGGCTGACACCACGGCATATGCGGCTGGTGATGTGGTCGGCAGTGCGACGAGTGCGATCCATGAGTTCACGCAGGTCGGCCCGAGGGGAGGGGATCTGATCGTGTTCGCTGCGGAGTTGATGATCAACCTAGCGGCAGTGCCGTCGGGCATGGCTGGGTTCCGGTTGCATCTCTACAGCAGCAGCCCGACCGCGATTCTGGATAATGCAGCCTTTGATCTGGTCGCTGCTGATCGTGACGCTTACATGGGTTACGCGGACTTCGGTACACCAGAAGACCTTGGCTCGACGTTGTTCAGCCAGGCGCGGTTTGTGTATGCCGAAGCCCAGCTGGCGAGTGCCGTGACCAGCCTGTGGGGTCAGCTGCAGACGATCGGCGCCTATACGCCAGCGAGTGGGACCGGCTGCCGGGTGCGGCTGCGGACGATCGAGATCTGATGAGACCCTATCTGCTGGCGCCGAGGTTTGCCGCGAACCGCCTGTGGCTGGCGGCGCGAGAGGTGCCGAGCTGGCACATCGCCCCGGTGCGAACCGGCAACGTGAACGACCTGATCACCGGGTCGAACATCATCACGTTCACCAACAGCAGCCCCGCCTGGGGCTTCAACAGCTCGGGCGTGCTGGTGCAGCCCTCGGTCAACGTGCCGTTCATCGAGTACGACCCGGCGACAGGGGCGTGCCTGGGCTGGCGGGTGTGGGATGCGGTGACGAATCTAAGAAGTTACAGCGAAGCAGTATTGGTCGCCAATAACTATAACGTTACCAATTCAACCCTGACGACTCAAAGCGTATCAACGCCGATTCAAGGAGTATCTAGCGCCAGCTTTTTTGCGCTGAATAGTGGGGCGAACACTGGAAACAGCACCGATGGGATGACTTATGGTTCTGGCCTGTCCTTGGCCAACTCAACCGCATACACGCAAAGTGGATTCTTCAAGCTGAGCGGAACCAATACGATCAGGCTTCGGAGCAATGTCACCGGCCAGGTGTTTGACATTGTGCCTGCCAGTGGAGCCACGATGCCAAGCGGCACAATCACGGCCTGCACTGTGCAAGCCGCACCGAATGGCTGGTATCGAGTGTCGTGGAGCTTCACCACCACCACATCAGCGCCAGGCAATCGCGGCGACCACTGGACGATCAAGACGCCAGTGGCGGACGGCACGACAGGCTTCTGGATCACTGGCACACAGATCAACACCGGCGCCCTCGCCCCCTACGTCCCCACTGGAGCCCTAACCGCCAGCAGTACGGCGGACGTGGCGAGCATCACTGGCGCGGCGTTTGCGGGGATTTGGAATCAGACGGCGGGGACGGTTTACAGCGACATCAGGAGACTGTCTGCGGTGCCGTCAGGGTTCCCTCGCGCATGGCAGGCCAGTGATGGCACGTCAGTCAACAGGATCGAACAGACATACTATTCCAACGGTCAGGCCAACGTCATCACCACAGGTGGAACAAACCAAGCTGAATGGTATCCCAGCTTTTTTGCAGAAAATGGCGTCAAAGCTGCGATTGCATTTGCGACCAATGACGTTGCGGGCGCAAGCAATGGGGTAATCACGGGCACTGATAATCTTGCCACGATGCCTGCGGTTGATCGCATCTTTATCGGTTCTGAGAATGGAAGCGCCAACATCTTGCGCGGCTACATCCGCGAGATGGCAATCCTCAAGTCCCGACGCCCCAACGCCAACCTCCAATCCATGACCCAGTGATGCGCCACTACACCCTCCGCTTCCCCGACCACCAGGCCGCCCATGATGCCGCAGGTGGGGCCGGCTACCTCGACGACGACGGCGAGTTGGTGTCCCTCGGCCACAAAGGTGCCCTCGACATCATCGGCGAAGTCACGATCCCGGGCACCTACGACGCTGACGGCAACGAGCTGACCCCGGCCACTCCCCTCCCTGGGTTCTACGTCAACTGCGCCTTGCCGGTCCTGCCGCGGTCCCTGCGGTTCTTCTCAGTGCCCTACGGCAGCGGCGGCAGGGTGTTCGCTGGCACCGAGCCCGACGCCGACGCATGGCCGCCGGAGGTGACCGATGGCGGCGGATCTTGACGCACAGGTTGAGGCGTTCCTGCGTAATGCGACCCGGCAACGCAAGACCGAAGATCGTGCCATCCGGCAGGCCCTGCAGTCCCTCGCGCCGGTCCTAACGCGCATCAGGCGGCAGGTGGAGGATTCGGGCCTCCTCGAGACCACCGTGGGCCGTCAGCAGCTGCTCACGACCCTTACCGCAGCCATTGCCCGGCAGGTGCAGCTCAACTGGGGAGCACCGCTCCTAGCGGACCTGCAGGAATCACTGGCGCCATGGATCGAGCAGCAGCAGGCCTTCGCCCGTCGCATGGTCGAGACCGCAGGCGGTACCCTCACCGCACCTGGAGCCGCCGCTGCAGCACGCCAGCCGGCGCAGATCATCAATACCGCGATCGTCAACGGCAAGCCACTAGCCGAAAACCTCACCGTCAGCCTCCCGGCACTCGTCGCCGACAAGGTCCAGCGGCTGGCCATGATGGGTGGTGAGGTGTTCGCCGAATACGACTCGGCCGTCGTGCGAGTCGTTGAAAACAGCGTCGAGGCCACCATCAGGTCTGGTGTCCATGCCTCCGGTAGCTTCGCCCAACAGATGATCTATGCCATCGAGTCCGATCCGGTCTGGCTGGATGCGCAGGGCCTCGTGTGGACTGCCACCCTGGACTCCAGGGTCTGCCCGGTCTGTGTCGGCCTCGACGGCAACCGCTACAAGCTGGGCGAACCGGGTCGGTACTTCGACGGCACCAGCAAGCTGGACCCGCACCTGAACTGCCGCTGCTACCTGATCCCATACGTCAGGGCTGGTACTGCTGATGAGCGCTTCGCGACGGGTGATCAAGGCACGGAACAGATCGGGTTTGGCACCAAGGTCAGCAGCTGGATCCAGGACAATCCCGAGACCGCCCGCAGCATCTTCGGCCAGAAGCTAGGCCAGCGCCTGATCGACGGGAAACTGACCCTCGACAAGGCGATTAAGGAGTGGGCAAGCTAGGGCAACGACTTATGCCCGATGGCCAGGAACTACAAGCGCGACAGCAGCGGCAGGTTTTCGTCGACAGGTGGCGGCAAGGCCAAAGGTGGCGCCAAATCAGCCCCCAAGACCACCAGCGCCCGCGGTCGTGCATTGGCCAATGAGCGCAAGGCCACCAAGGCCGTGAAGGCTGCCACCAAGTCCGGTGCCGTCGGACGCAAGGAGGCCAAGTCGCAGCTAGTGGCCCAGCGTGCGCGTGAGTTCTACCAACGCACCGGCACCGGCACCAAGCGCAGCAAGGCCAGCGGTTCTGGTGTCAGCAAGGCAGCAGCCAACCTCAGCAGCAAAGGCACTGCCAAGTCGTCGAAGCCGGCGAAGATGAGCAAGGCCCCGACCAATGCCGCAAAGCAGGCTTACAAGTCCGCCCGCAGTGAGGTGCGTGAACTGAAGATGTACCGTGCCGGCAAGACTGATAAGGTCGTCAAGGCCGCAGAAGCTAAGGTGAAGCGGCTGGAGAAGTCGCGCGGCCTGTCCAAGACCCGTAAGTCCCGCAAATGACCGTTACCGTTGATGCCACGATCGGCGGCGCTGCAGCCAATTCGTATCTCACGGTCGCTGATGCGGATGCCATCGCGGAATACCGCCTCGGGACGCTGGCATGGTCCACGGCCACGACTGACGATAAGGGCCGGGCATTGATCCAGGCGACGGCATACCTGGACCAGCTCGGCTACATCGGCAGCAAGGCCGCCACCACGCAGGCACTCCTCTGGCCTCGGTCTGATGCCGCCTGCGGGGAATGGTCCTACACCAGTCTGGTGATCCCCGGGCCGGTCAAGACCGCAACGTTCGACCTTGCCAATGAGCTCCTCACGACCCCGACCCTGCTCACCGGTGGTAATGCCAGCCTCAATGAGCTGATCCCCGGGATCCCGAATGCTGACTTGAAGTCAGCCTCGATTGATGTGCTGAGCGTCGAGTTTCGCGGCGGTGGTGCCCCCATCGTCCGCGATTGCCTCACTGCCCTCCCGTCCCTCGTTGGCATCCTCGGCTGCCTCACGACAAGCACAGCACAAACGGGCAGCGGTACAATCCGGGCAGTGCGCTCGTGACGGTTGCAGCTGCAGCTCCTGGAACCTGAGCCAGCAGCACCGCAACGGCGCCGCAGGACTCAAGGCCACCTCGCGGAACCGCTGAGCCCAGCGGAACGCAAGCGCTGCGGTGAGATGTACGTTGAGCACATCGCGCTGGTCAAGGCCTTCGGCCGCCGTTACGTCAACCGCTACCGGCACATGCGGGCGGAGGACGTGTTCTCGTGCATCGACTTTGCCTTCATCAAGGCGTGTCGGGCTTGGGACCCTGCCCGGGGCCGATTCTCAACGATCTTCGCCCGCCTGATCGAGGGTGAATGCTCCCACTGGCGACGGGACCACGGCTATGGCATCAGGTCGACCGATGCGTGCCAGCACCTCGGCAACCTCGCCCGACGGTTGATGGGTGAAGGGCTGACGCTACGGCAAGCCCGAGACCAGATGAGGGGCGAACTGCTCGCCGCTGGCCTCAGTGCCCGCGGCAGCCGCGACTCAGAGGTCGGCATCCTCGCCCGTACCGTCATCGCCGCACGGGACCGCCTTAAGGCCAGCTTGCCGGTATGGGGTGAGCGGCCAGCGGTTGAGGCGGCGATTGATGAGGTCGAGGATCAACTCGTTGCCGCGGTGCTCAGGGAAGCCCTACGGGCCACTGAGGGCCTTGCCCATGACGTGTTGGGCTTTGATCTGCATGCCGATTCACGGCCGACCCCATGGGAGGTGCTGACCGATTGAGGGCAAGCTAGGTCAGTTCTGGATCCTTTGCCGTGGGCTTCTTCGTCGCCTATGACTACCGGCTCTGGGTGAAGCTGGGCACTACGGCCAGCGCCATCCCGACCAGCCGGTCCACGATGACCGAAATCATCAACATCGACAATGTTGGCGTCACCTCCAACTCTGACACCGTCAACGCGATTGACTATGCCAGTGAGGCTGGCTTTGCCAAGCAGCTGGTGTCGGGCAACTCGTGGTCGATGCCGTTTGGCATGAACATGGACATCACCTCGGCCGGCTACAAGCTGATGGAGCGGGCATTCCTGGAGTCCGCCAACGGTGCATGCCTGCAGATCTGGCGTGAATCGCCCGTCACTGATGGCAGCGACGACGATCCGGAGATCCTCGCGGCGGTCGTGCAGGTGTCGGGACTGTCGGAAGACATTCAGGCCGGCAACGTGGCCAAGGTGTCGGGCACCCTCAACGGCTATGGCGTCTACTACAAATACCAGCAGGGCGACTCGATTGCGACGCTGACCGTTACCAATGGCGGCCTTGGCCTGGCGGCTGCTGCCTCGGCGGTGCCGCTGGTGCCGGTGACACCAAAGGCCGGCCAAGCGTCGGGCCGCGGGGCAACAGCGACCACGACCGTCAATGGTTCGGGCGTGATCCAGACCGTCACGATCGTCTCTGGTGGCAACAACTTCGTGGTGGGCGATACGCTGACCATCGACGATGCGTCGGTGTTCAGCTCGGGCGATACGGCGCCGGTCCTGACGGTCGCTACGATCGCCTGACCTTAGGCCCGCGGTGGCTTGTTGGGAGCACCTGCAAGCCGCCGCCAGTTCGTGGCAAAGAACCGATCGAGGGGGTGATCCGTGAAGACGGGTTTGATCCAATCCCGGCCCGGATAGCCCCTTGCTGGAATCCCGGTCAAGATGTAGCCGGCATAGTTGACGCCGGTGCCTCTGCCGCCCCACGTGTAGGTCAGCCTCAGGCTCAGCGGGGCCTCCTGCCGTCGGAATTGCGAGCTAAGGAAATCGCCGGTGTCGACAATATCCCGCGGGCTGGTGACGGTGTATGGGGCTTCCCCTTTCTTGCCGCGGCGCCTCGTTGCCCTCGGCCAGCTGAACTGTGCCGCCTTGATCTCCTCCTTAAACGCCGGGAAGATCACCGAGTCATAGGCCCGCAGGATCTCGGCGCTACGGGCAATGAACCGCGACGGGTCTAGGTTGCCCGGGTTGAATGTCGTGGTGACCGTCAGGTTCATGCCTGCTGCCGATAGCGCACAATCTGTAGCTTGTCGCCCAGCACCTGCTGCAGCGTCGAACCGATCAGGCCGGTGGTGCCATACGGCCCGCGGGCTTCCTGCACCACGCAACGGGCTGGCGTCTGCCCAGCAAACGTCAGCATCCCAAGCGTCCCCGGCACCACCCTGGCATCGAGTGCCTGCGGTGCCACGGCATAGCCTGAGAACGTATCACCGGCCACGTTGACACCAGCGAGGTCAGTGATCGCGGGTGAGCCTTGCCGCAGGTAGCACGTAACCGTAACGGTCTCGGTGCGAGGCAGGACATTACCGGTGAAGGGATCGACAACGGTGCCGGTCGTTGCTACGTCAAAGGTGACGGAAGCATTAGCGACGGCGGCAAGAGCTGAGGTCATGCCATAGGTTGCCGGCAAGCTAGGCCATGGCAGACTCCCTCGGCGAGGTCGTACTAGGCATCAAGGTCGACCAGGCCGGTGCCCAGCAGGCCCTGCAGCAGTTCGGGCAAACGGCACAGCAGGAGACCACAAAGGTCGCCAACAGCATTGATGCGCTGCGGCAGAAACTGAAGGATCAGCAGGCGCAGCTGGCAGGCCTTGAGATCGGCAGCGGTGCGTTTGCGAAGCTACGGCAGGAGATCGCGCAGACTGAAGCGGCACTGAAGTCGGCGGCACGGTCACCGCTGGAGGCGCAGCAGGCCGCCGCGCGGGAGCAGGCAACGCTGGCCAAGCAGGCGGCACGGGCAGCGGTTGAGGCGGAGAAGCAGGCAACCCAGCAGCGAATCGAGCAGATCCGACGGCTGAACGAGGCTGCCAAGACCGCAGCCAAGCAACGGGCAGACGCCGAGGCGGCAGCCGCAGCGCAACAGCAGGCATTTATCGGCGCCATCCGTGGGCAGATTGGCGGCCTCGTGCGTGGTCTTGGTGTCATTGCCCTTGGTGAGTTCTTCCGCCAGGGGGCCCAAGAGGCCATCCAACTGGAGTCCGTAACCCGTCGGTTGAGCATTACGCTGGGCGAACAGGGTGCAGCGCAGGCGCTGGCCTTCACCAAAGGCCTTGCAGACGAACTTGGCCTGTCATTCAAGACGCTAACCAGCACATTTTCAAGCTTTACGGCGGCTGCAACAGCTGCAAACGTGCCACTGGATCAGCAGCAAGCCCTATTCACTGAAGTAGCAAAATCAGCCACTAACTTTGGCTTGACCAGCGATCAACTAGAAGGCGCATTGCTGGCGCTGCAGCAGATCGCATCCAAAGGTACCGTCTCAATGGAGGAGCTGCGCGGGCAGCTTGGGGAGAGGCTGCCGGTCGCGTTTGCAGCCGCCGCCAAAGGTCTTGGCGTGACTCAGCAGGAGCTGATCAAGCTTGTTGAGTCCGGCAAGCTCACCAGTAAGGAGTTCTTCCCTGCCTTCACCGCTGGCCTCAAGCAGATCAACGGCGGCCCGTCGAGCGCACCGACCGCAGCACAGGCCATCGGCAAGCTCACAAACGCCTTCACTGAACTAAAGACCGAACTGGGGCAAGGAATCCTGCCACTGGTTAAGCCGGTCGTCGCTGGATTGGCGGAACTGGCATCGCTTGCGATTCGATCCCGTGAGGCCAGGCAGGCCTTAGGACAGGCTCAGGCCACCAACCTCGGCGGCTTTGGTGGACTCGGCCCGACGCAACTCAAGGCCCTTGAGGCTTTGATCAAAGGCCTTGGCGGCGCCAAACTCGCTACCGACAGCCTGACAGCAGCAGGAAAGACGCTGAAACCTGTCCTGGATTCGCTGTTCGGCAAGAAGACCAAACCGGTCGAGCTGATCGCAAAGCCGCAGACCGGTGGCGCTGATCCCGTGAAACCGGTAATCGTCAGCATTGACAGCCTGAACGAAAGGCTCAAAGCCCTTAGGGCTGAGCAGAACAAGGTCGGCATCGGCACCCTTCGATTTCAGGAGCTGGGCCGCGAAATCCCCATCGTGGAAAAGGCCCTGCAGGCTGCCACCGATGCCGCAAAGGGCACCTCTGCTGCCGTCGCCGAAATCCGGCCCGATACCTTCAACGTCGACACCCAGTCCGCTGCCCTCAAGCTCAACCAAGCACGCCTCGACCTGACCGGCCAGATCGCACAGGCCGAAACCGACCTAGCCAATGCCAAGCTCCGCACCGAAGAGGCCCTGCTCAATGCCCAGGAGAAGCGGGCCCTAGAAGGCGTCACCAACGACCGCACCCGGGCCGCCATCCAGGAGCAGTTCCAGCTCAAGCGTGATGAGCTCGAACGCCGGAGCTTCGACCTGAAAGCCCGGGCGCAGCAGGCCGAGTTTGAAGCGCAACTCAAGCAGCTTGACCTAGAAGGCAGGATCACCGACCTGGCTGCTCAACGCGGAGAGATCGCCGCAAGGGCTCAGCTGGCGCAGGCACAGGCTAAAGGGGCCCCGGCCGAAATCCAAGCGGCAGAACAGGCCCTGAGGCTGGCGCAGCAGGAACGGGCGCTGGTCCGGGAGATCAATGCAGAGAAGATCACGGGGGCGACCCAGCTATTCGAGCTTCGCCGGCAGCAGCTCGAGCAGGAGCGCCGGGCCGCGGCGGCCGATGACCTGCCACTGCCGCAGGTGCAGCAGCAGCCCGGCTTCCGCGCCTTCCTGGATTCCATCCAGATCGACCCGGCACCAATCCAAGAGAACAGCAAGGCATCCTTGACCGCTGCTGAAAACATCAGCAACAGCAACACCGCCCTGGTTGATCGGATCAGTGCCCTTGAAGGCTCCATCGGTGAGCTGGCAAACAAGGATTGGTCGGTTCAGGTCAACGTCACCAACGAAGCCGGCGGGGCTGCCACCGTGAACACTGTCAACAGCCTCCAATGACCGTCACCATCGGCGCTTTCTCCTGCACCCATCTCACCGCGCAGCCGTTCGGCTACGAAGGTGATGCACGGCAAGGTCTTACCTCGCGCTTCTGGTCCATCTCTGGCCTCCTCACCAAAGCCCAGTGGACCGCACTCCTCAGCGTCTACGACACCTGGCGTGATGCACGAATCCAGGATCAGGACACCGCCCTATCGGGCACCATCGGCACCACCGTCAGTCTTACCGCCGATGGCTTTGGCCAGTCATGGTCATCGGTCGCGTGCTGGTTCGTGTCAGCTCCTGCCGGTGAGCAGCTCGGCGCCTACGTTCAGGCATCCTTCACCCTCGTCGATGCCACACAGGCCCTGGCGGTGCTGCTGCGGGAACAGGAGAAGGGCCGGCAATCGGAGGAGGCCAGCAGGCCCGCCTACGGCACCCTCACGCTCGGCAGCTGCACCCTGACGCTGATCGAGGAGCCCGTCGGCTATCAGGACGCACCGAACCTACAGCTCACGGCCGGCGGTCGCCACTATGTCCAAGGCCCACTGGCCGCGACCAAGCTGCGGAAGGTCGTCGGCACCACCACCTCGGCCGGCTGGTCGGCCCTACAGACGTGGTACGAGGCCATTGTGCAGACGACCCCAGCAGCCGGCACCTACTGGCCCATCAGCCCGCCTGAGGCCACGGGAGAGGTCATCATTGACGGTGGGGCCAAGGCCACCCGTTACACCGTGAACCTGACCCAGGCACTGGTCCGATGACGATTGACATTCGCGCCAACGTCTTCTGTAACCTCGGCCCAATCATCGAAGGCAGCCTGTCAGATTCCTATGTGCAAGGCAACGGGCTGATCTACTGCCGCGGATCGGTCACGCTTGACGGCATCTACCAGCCGACCTTGGGGCAGGTCGTGGACTTCGCCTATCAGAAAAACGGCTGGCTCTCGCGCTTCCCCCGTCGCTTGCGGGTGCTGTCGTCGTTCGCGGATCCCTTCTCCCGCCAGACCCAGATCGAGCTGGGCTGCAAGTTGACCTACCTGAAGGACTACAAAAAGCGCGACTACCAGAAGGACACCGGCCGCAAGCAACCGACGATCGCGGTCAGTGCTGCAGCGGACCCGACGAATCCCATCCGCGTTCAGGATCGCGGCTACATCCCGCAGAGCATCGCGGTCAACTACGTCATCAACACCTGCCTCACCGCCCTTGGCATCACGGCCGCTGCAGCTCTCCCGTTTGCGGTGCGGTTCAATGGGTCCAAGTTCGAGGCCGACACCACCTACGTCGGCATGATCGACGAGATCCTGAAAAGTGCCGCTTACATCGGCTACCTGAACGAGTCCGAACAGCTGGTCCTGCGCAACCTGACCGATGACTCCGGCACCGGACCTGTCATCGGCCGTGATGAAGTCATCGCCATGGAACCCATCGCGGTCGGCGAGCTGGGCGGCGAAACCGTCGACGTGACAACGCCGAACTACACCTTCGCCCCAGGTTCGATCCAGGCCGGTGAAGACAGCATCGACGAGGGCAGCCCGCAGGACCCACCAGGCCCGCCGGATACACCTGAGCCGCCGGACGACCCCAACCAGCCGCCAGATCTGCCACCGTCGCGGGTGTTGTGGACCTATGACGAGTCCATTGGTGGTCTCCAGCGGCTGGAGATCGCCTGGAACCCGGCGCCACCTGCCACGACGAAGTCCACCTATTTCTTGAACTACGTGCCATTCGTCTACACCAGAACCGAGTACGACGAAAACAACCGAGTCGCTAAACGCACCACCACCGAACGCACTTATGCACCCGTGGCAAACGGATCCTACTTTAAGGAGGCGCTTGAGTTCTACAACGGTTCGGTTTCTGGCGCCTATCCGTTGCTGATGGAAACCATTGAGCGGTACGAGTACGACAACAATGGCACTCTCATTCGGCAGGTGCAGGAACGCTACGAACCGGAAGTCGTCAGCATTGGCAAATCAGCCATCCGCTACACCTACGACGTCAGCGGCGGCCAGACGATCTACAACCCACGACTGACGCCTGCCTATCTAGCCGAGCGCACTACCACGGACTATGCCAAGTGGGAAGCCACGACGGACGATGGGCTGGTCATCAAGTACAGCAAAACCAAACGGACCGTCGAGAAGTTGCCGCTTCACACCCAGGAGGGCCAGCAGGCCATCGCTAGGCAGGCCGAGGATGCCAGTGCTTACTCTGAGGTGGTCGCCTTGGCCACGGCCATGCTGCGCGGCCTGGCGATTGATTCGGTCGAGCTGCAGAACAGCCAGGAGGTCAGCACCGCCGAAGCCGAGCAGGTCGCACCACCAGATCAAGCGCGACCCGACCCGGATCAGCTGCTGGCCGAGAAGTTCCGCACCCAAGAACCCGTCAAGGCAAAGGTCAAGATCCAAGCCGGGCAGGAAACTGACAAGCGTGAGGTGGGCTACAGCTTGCCTTATGCCTTCGCCGATTACTACGTCTACGATCCGGCCCTGGCCAAGTACACGCCTGTCGGTGAGACCATCAATGGGCAGGTGCTGCGGTTTGCCAGGATCCAGAACCGTCTCCGGCTCGCCAATCGTGCCGGCCTGTCGCTGCAACTTGAACCCGAGCTGGTGCCGGTCCGGCCCTTTGATCCGCTCTACATCAACCTTGACGGCATCGTGGGCCAGTACCGCGTCAATGGCACCTCCTGGGCCTTCTCCGCCGATGGCATCGCGGCGCAGGTTGATGCCATGTTCTGGGGAGGCATCGGCACCGTATGACCGCTGTATCGCTCGAAACCCGCACTGCTCTCCTGGCTTCCGCTCCAGCAGCAGCGGCGATCTGGTTCCCGACACCGCCGGGCGTGACGACCCTCGGGGCGGCACCTGCGATCTCGACCAACCCCACACCGCAGCCGCCCAACGCCGTCGCGGTCCCTGCTGGCTTCGATCCGGCCAACCTGCAGGCACTGTTCGGCACGATCCTGCCGTATGCCGTCGCGCCGGTCTGGCCCAAGGTGATGACGGCAGCCCGGGTGCTGGCGCCGTTTAATGAGGAGATCCCGGCCGATGCTGCGACCACCACGGCCCTTGTCGTCGGGGAACTCCCCTATGCGCTGATCCTGCCGGGTGATGCTGCGGCGCTGCAGACGACCACCAAGCTCGACGCTGTCACGCTGCTACTGGTTGGCCTTGAGACCGTGGCCCTGCCGACCCTGACGGGCCTCGACGTGCAGACGTGGTTGCAGATCGGGATCGAGACCGTCAACCTTGGCACCACGACCCAGCTGGGCATTGAGCTGAAGTCTGGCGGCCTGCTCGACACGCTCACGGCCCTTGACGTGGTGGTGCCACCGCCGACCGTGATCACGGTCCTCACTGGCCTCATGGTGGTGCCATCGACCGAAGTGCTACTGGAGGTGGAGACCAGCAGCGGGGCCAGCGATGAGACCTACTTCAACTCGTGGAGCTGGCAGCACTACGAATGGGACGCCGAAGCCGTGTGGCCTGAAGGCTGGGCAAACTAGCGCGATGGCATGACCTGATGGCTGCTCCAAACCTACGGGTCCCGCTGGTCGTCACCGGCAAACTGGCCCTCGCTCAGGCCTCCACCACCTTGGCATCGGTGCTGGCCAATGGCTCCAGCAGTGGCAGGGTGCTCAAGGTCACGACGATCCGGGCGTGCAACATCACCGCGTCATCCTCCAGCATCTCGATCACCGTCTACCGGGCCTCGACCCATCGGTACCTGATCAAGGCGGCGCCGGTCGATGCTGGGCTGTCGCTGATCGTCACCAGCCGGGAGGATTACATCTACCTGGAAGAAGGTGATGCGCTCTATGCCCAGTCGTCGGGTGCGTCAGCGTTTGATGTGTCCGTTGCTTATGAGGAGGTGAGCTGATGGCTGTCGTAACCACCACGTTCAGCAGCGCGGCGGGTGACGTGTGGGCATCCCCGACCTGGGTGAGCACCGACCCCAGCTGGAAGCTCGACGTGCAGCTGACCAACTGGGTGAACGCGATCAACGATGCCAGCAAGATCAGTATCATCCACGATCCGGGCGATGCAACTGCTCGTGGCACCAGTGATGAGGTGCGCTGGCTGCTGCGGTGCCGTGAGTCCGACACGTCAAGCGATTATGGGATCAGGTTTTGCAATATGCAGGCTGGTGGTGCCAACACGAGCACCCAGGGAATCTATTACGGCAGAACAGCGGGCAGCGCCAATAACGGCGCCGGCGCAGCTACTTTCGCCAACATTGGTGGCTCTGGAGCTGTCGCGGGATCGCTAACCAGTTATGCCGTTGACTACAGGACTGCGTACGACGCAGAGGGCGCAACTCCGTGGTTTGCTTTTATAAGTCGATTTGTTCAGAGTGGCAGCAATATCGGAGCGATTAACTTCTTGTGCAGGCTGTCAACGGCAAACATGGCCGCCGGCAGCTATTACCCATCGACAGGACTTGGAAAGTGGCTTTACGCTTCGCAGGCTGGTAACTACTTGTCCTCAAACAGCATCCCACAGTTCTTAACGCCTCAGCGAAACACAAGCGCTCCTTACATTGGCTTGCAGTCAAGCATTGCGCTTCGTGCACCGCAGCCAGCCGTAACTTATGGCAACGGCTATTTCTTTAAGCTCGGCGCCCAGTATGGCGACACTCACTTTCTAGGTGAGCCAACATACGACATGCTGGTTTCCAATGGTGCGACAGGCGACTGGGGCGACACGGTGATCCTTGAAGGTAAGACCTACACCCGCTCTGTTGGGTGCCTCTGGGTGAGGATCGCCTGATGGCCGTCATCACCCCCAACGGTTACTCCTACCACTTCCTCGGCGGCGTCTCCCTCTGGCCTCCGGCTGAATACCCACTGCAAGGGCTCACCTTCCTTGATGCACGGCCTGATCCGCCGCCCTATCCCGTCCGCCCACCCTGGCGGCGGGCGATCCGCACGATCTCGGCAACCTAGACCAAACCGGTGAAACCATGGCAATCACAACCACCATCAGCACGAAAGAACTGCTCCGTCAATCGGCGGCGGTCTTTGATGGCAAGGCCTACCGGGTCTATCTCGCCACGAATAATGGCAGCCTCACTGCTGAATCCACGCACAGCGCCTGGAGTGCTGTTGAGGTTGGTGGTGGTACTGGTTACGCTGCTGTTACCGGCACCCTCGGAGCTGGTGTTTACCAGGCAGGGACTGGCCGGGTCGAAGTCCCAGCCATCACTGCCACCTTCACCGCGACCGGGGCTGGGTTCTCCTATGACACGGTGGTGATCCGGATCGCCACCGAGACCTACGTGCATTCCATCATCGTGGAATCCCCCTCGATCACGCTTGCCGCCGGTCAGTCCAAGACCTATACCCTTACCTTCAGCCAGAACGACGCCTGATCGTGGCCACGATCATTAACGTCATCCTGAAAGGGTCGGCCCTGCTCAATCGCCTGCTCAGCCAACAGGCAGCCAACCGCAAGGCCCTCACCGAACAGGAACGGCAGAAGCGCGAACAGGCGGCCGTCGAGCAGAAGCGCCGCCAGGCCATCGCTAAGGCGGCACCGCCATCCTTCACCCGCCGGGTCGAGGAGCCAGCCGCGACGCCAACGGGTGCACCGACGGTTCTGCTGATCTCCTGCACCTTCATCGACCTGCCCGAGTGGTCCTTCCCCGGTGGAGTCGCAAGGGCTCCGGATGCGACCGCACAACTCAACGCAGCTCAGACCCCGGCGACGGGCAAGCTGCTGACCGTCACGGCGCCACCGTTCACGCTTGAGGACTGGCAAGACTTCGACGGTCGTGCACCGCAGGCCGGTGGCGTCTACCAGCGCCTGTACCGGCCCTATACGGCCATCCACAACCGCGGCGTCTCATTCTCGTTCGGGCGGTCCTATGCCGTGCTGCCAAAGGCCCTCAGCCTCTCTGGCACCGATGTGGCGACCATGGCCGCGCCGCAGTTCGAGCCGCTACGGACTGACCCGACGGCGCAAGAGTTCCCGTTCATGGTCTACCCCTACGTCATCGGCCCCCGTGGATTCGCGGTCGGTTACGACGGGCCGAACATCATCCTGCAGGTCTACACCGAGGCCAGTGCCAGGGACAGTGACGACAAGCCCGGCTGTGCAATCCTCTACAGCGTCGGCGACCAGTTCCGGATCGTTCCGTTTCTGATCTACAGCACCAGCCCATCGGCGCAGACGGCTAACACCTTCATGCGGTCATATTGGACCACACCCGATACGCTCTATACCGTCGCCGCAGTGGATCGCACCGTCACCGGCGAGGTGCGTTACACCATCAGCGGCGCCACGTGGCCGGCAGTCTCGATCAGTGGCCTCCGGTTCTATATGATCCGGTCCTATGCCACCTGGGACCAGGTTCCGCCGACTGAGGTGCGCTGGGCGTATGACGCTGCAGGTATCCCCGCCGTAGACCTGCCGCCTAACCCGCTCAACGACAAGACCTTTCGCCTATCGGCAAGCATCGACTATCAGAACCCGTACAAGAAAGACGCCTACATCGCCACCACCTATGAACACCCGCTCTACAGCATGGCGACGCCACGAATCCAGAAGGGGCCGACCGGGATTGCGGCAGTCTGGCCCACCCAACAAGCGCTGATCGATGGCCAGGCCAATGCCTACTCCTTCTATCGGCAGAAGTTCAGCGCCGCGAGTCGCAGCACAACATCATCCGAGGCCGGTGCGGCATCGTTCGATCAGATCCAGACCGGCAACGATGCCTGGGACAGCAGCATCCCGGCAGACTATGTGCCGACCTATCAGCTCCGGCGATTTGAGCCGCGTATTGTCTATGACCAATCGACCGACGTGATCACATTCAACTTCGCCAAAGATGGTGACGACAATGCCGATAGCCCCTACTATCCCGTCCGGATTCCACGCGCACAACTTCGCCCCCTGCTGGATTCCACCCGCGGCAACTGGTTCTTTGGCTATAACCCGCCCTACAGCACCTTCGAGAACCGCACACCACCAGGCCGCTACGCTCAACTGGAGGTGAGCATCATCAGCGCATGACCAGCCATCAACTGATCGCCAAACTCGCACGGCAACAGGCCGCCAATCGCGCCTCACTCCTCCGTAACGAACAGACCGCCGCCACCCTCGCCGCTGCCAAGTGACCCTCCACCTCAACTACACCACCCCACCCGCTGCCGCTGGTGCACCGCGCCTCATCGGCAACACCGCCTCTGGCATCATCGCGGTCCCGGTCCTCGGCGGCATCACCACCGATGAGGACACGGACTACACCCTCATCCAGGCCGACCAGCCCTCAACCTTTGAGGCTGCTGCCAAGCTGGCTGAGGCCTGGCACGTTGAGCACGGCATCACCCGCGCCGAGGGCTACGCCATCATCCAAGCCCACCTCGCTGGCGTCGTGCAGGAACCTGCGGCCCTTGAGATCGCCCTGGCCCATGCGCAGCAGCTGGAGACCATCAAGCGCGATTGGCTCCGGGAGTTCCAGACCCAACGTCTCGCGGCAGTCCTGACCCTCCTGCGCCACCGTTGCGGACAGGCCGCTGCCACCCTCGATGATGTGCGCCGCCAGCCGCGGGTGCTCATCGATGGCCTCTATGCCCTCTGGCAGGACGAACAGGTCGTCAAGGCTGACCCGCCGGAACCCATGACGGAGGACGTGCTAAAAAAGCCGCCGGAGGATCCAGACGGGGCAAGCCAACCCGCACCTGGGCCTCCACCTTCTGGGAGCTCGCCCACCACTACCCCGGACAGTTCCACCGCCAAACGTTCGGCCAAGAGCTGACCTGGATCGTCCGGGATGCCCTGCGGGCAATGCGAACCCAGCAGCGGGAAGCTGCGGCACGGGCAGAACGGCCCATTGCCCAGCTCACCGCCTTGTTGTTCAACATCAACCGCGGCAAGGATGCCAAGGTGCTGACCGAGCGCGACTGGTGGATCTATGGCACCCTCGACCCTGAGGTGTCCGGCGATTCGCTCAGCCCTGCCGTCGTCGCCGTCATGCTGGCCCTACGTGCTGAGCGCAAGCTGCCCGACCAGCTGCTGGCCGCCTGGCACCTCGCACAAGCCCAGGCCGACACCGCAGGCCGCCCACCCGACTGCCGGGCCTTGCGGTCCGACTGTGGGCGGTTCTGGGTGCTGGCGCCAACATGGGAGGGCGGCAACATCCGCGGCGGCCTCGTCGGTTGCCATGGCCTCAACGCTGGCACCATCACAGTCCGCGACCTAGACCGGCAGCTGCTGACCTGGACCGTCAAGATCCCGCAGCGAAGCCATGGCGGCTGGATCGAGGCGGATCTACTCCTGGCGGGAACCTAGGCCATGACCACAACCGTCCGACAGCTGCGCGATCGCGTCGAAGGCGTCCTACGGGATGACCTGGGCCGCTACCGCCTCCAGAACGGCACCCTCACCCCTGCGATCGCCGTACGGGCTGAAGGGGAGGGCCGACCGTCGGGAACCACCGTCGAGGGCCTGGAGGTCGTCATCTACCGCGAACCGGTGCCCGAGGCAGTGCCGGGCTACCGCAACCAGCAGGCCCGTAAGGTCTGGCAGGTCTATCTGGTCGACTGGTCGGGTCGTACACCGCTCATGGTGCTAACCGATCGTCTGCTGCTCGAGTTCCCCGGCATGATCGTCACCAATCTCGGCGTCTCCGAAAACGTCGGCCCGTCCAATCAGGTCCTCTGTGAAGTCGAGGCAAGCTAGGCCATGCTCCCCACCTGGACCACCCTCGACATCCCGGTCAAGCGCCGCGGTGATACGGTCGTCGCCATCACGATCAAGAACACAGCAGGCGCCACGGTGGACCTGTCAACCTATGCAGGCCGGATCTACTGCGCCGTGTGGAGCCTCAACCCAGACCGCAGCCGTAACACCAAGCTCGGTGATGCCGTCATCACTGAAGTCAGCCTCGCGGTCGGGCGGTTCAACATCACTTTCCCCCGGGCGATTACTGCCGTCATCGACCTGGCCCGTGGTGCTGGTTATGACGTGAAGTTCGACGAGCCAAGCGGCGGCCTCGACATCTACCACCTTGACGGGCGACTGCTGCCCACTGAAGGTTTCACGGAGGTTCCCTAATGGCTGATTACGTCGTTGAAGTCACGACCGGCGCCACTGACCTGGCAGTCGGCACCCGCACCACGACCACGATGGTCGTCACCAGCTCCAGTGGTGTCGACGTGACCCTGCCGCAGGCCACGACCACACAGGCCGGCCTGCTGAACGCTACGGGCAAGACCCGCCTCGACCAGCTCGATGCCGACGACTCACCGACCTTCGCTGGCCTCACCGTCACCGGTATCGCAACCGTCGATGAGGTGCACGGTGAGCTCACCGGGTCGGTCTTTGTCCATGTCCGCAACGACGACAGCATCACCCTGGCCAAGGGCACTCCCGTCTACTGCGTCGGCAACGTCGGCAACACAGACCGCATGCTGGTCCGTCGTGCCAATGCCGCCAGCCTTGCCACCATGCCCGCTGTTGGTCTCATCGGCGACAGCCTGCCCGCCGGTCAGGATGGCCACATCATCACCCACGGCAAGCTCAACGACGTGCCGACCAATACCTACACCATCAATGCCACCCTCTACGTCGCTTCGGGTGGTGGCCTCACCGCAACGGCACCGGCCAATCGTCAACCCATGGGCGTCGTCGCTCGCGTCAACTCCAGCACCGGCATGATTCTCGTCATGGGTCCCGGCGCTGTCCTCTGAGGCAAGCTAGCCCGAGGATGCAGCACCGAGACAAATGACCGGCAATGACAATCGGAGGCCCCTCCTCGATTGGCGCGAGATCATCGCAACCTCCGCCTCATGGCTGGTCATCGGTGCCATCTGTGGTGTCGGTTGGCTCTCGTGGACCGTGCCGCGACAACTGGATCGGATCCTGCACAATCAGCAGCAGCTAGTCGAAAAAACCGAAGACTTCGACAGCCGCATCACCAAGATCGAGGCCAGTGACAGGATTCAGGACACCCGCCTGACCCGCATGGAATCCGTCCGCTGATGGCCCTGTTCCTGCGCCTCCTTTGCATCGTCTGGGGTACGGCCCTGGGTCTTGCCGTTGCACAGGTCAGCGTCTGCGAGATTCGCGCCGGCAGCCGGTCGCAGCAGTGCCAGCAGGAATGGCAACTCACGACTGCCACCGTCCTTGGTCTCGGCTCTCAACTGTTTTCCCTATTCCAACAACCGCCCCACCAGCTATGACCGGCAAACTGATCGATGCTGCACGCTTCACCGGCAATCCACCCGAACCCCATCAGGCCGCGGCATGGAACTGGCTTGATGAAGGGCTGACACCAGAGGCGCGGGAACGCTTCTTCGAGATGTTCCGTGCTGGCCCACCACCGAAGGCACCGGACAATCCTGCGGTCAAGCTGGCCTTGCCGTTGATTCAAGAGTTCGAGGGGTGCCGGCTGGAGGCCTACCCCGATCCTGAGACCGGCGGTGAGCCGTGGACCATCGGCTGGGGTGCCACCACCCACTTCGACGGGTCCAAGGTCAAGGCTGGCGACACCATCACCCAGGCGGTCGCGGACCAGATGCTCGACAGCCACGTCCGGGACGTGCTGGAGCCTCGGCTGAGCCGCTCGATCCCGACCTGGCGCAAGCTCTCAGCACGCCAGCAGGCGGCCATCCTGAGCTTCGCTTACAACGTCGGTGCCGGATTCTATGGCGCCTCAGGCTTTGACTCCATCACCAAGGCCCTACGCGACGGCAACTGGCCCGCGGTGCCGGCTGTTCTGCGGCTCTACGTCAACCCTGGCGGCCCCTCAGAGGCTGGCCTGCGCCGTCGTCGTGATGCTGAGGCCAAGCTCTGGGGCGAGGCCGTACAGGCGGCGTCGGTGCGCCTGAAAGTGCCGTACTTCTCGCAGAACGACAATGCCTCCGGCACCGGCTACCGCGAGTGTTTCAGCTCATCGTGCGCCATGGTCGCCGCCTTTTACGGCAAGGTCACGTCCGATGACGCCTACAACGTCATCCGGTCGAAGTTCGGTGATACCACCGACGCACAGGCCCAGCTGGCAGCCCTGCGGTCCCTTGGCCTCGAGGCCACCCTGCGGACCAACTGCGGCCCGGACCTGCTCGAAGCTGAACTGCGTGCCGGTCGGCCGGTGCCTGTCGGCTGGTTGCACCATGGCTCTGCCACGTCCCCATCCGGTGGTGGCCATTGGACGGTCGCGATCGGCTTTGATGCCGATGCCTTCTACCACAACGACCCCAACGGTGAAGCCAACCTCGTCAGCGGCGGCTATGTCTCCAATGCCAATGGCGCCGGGATCCGCTACAGCCGCCGGAACTGGCTGCCTCGCTGGATGCCCGACGGCTCAGCTACCGGCTGGGCATTGCTGGTCCGGGCGTGACCGGGCCTGCAGCCAGACCATCACCTGCCATCGCTGGTGGTGCTGCCAGCACTGCCCGTCATAACAACCCAGCCACATCGGTCCATCATCAGTCTCAACCTGTTGCAATGTCGGCAACCTAGGGCAACCTTCAGGCGTGCACATGAAACCCCTTGTGTATCGTGTGGAAGATCAGTTCATCGCCGAAGGTCATAAGCGTTGCCTCCGAGAAATGCACGACCGCGGCGACTTCAACGGCGTCTTAGAATATGCCGTCCTGCTGGCTGATCAGGACGCTACGTCGCGCTCAAAGATTGCGTGGTTGATGCAAGAAGTCTTTTGAGCTTTACAATCCCACCCCTGATTCGCCTTTCGGCCTTGAATTGCGTCACGTCATGCTCCCTGACATACTCTCGGATCGACATCGCATCGTGATCAGTGCAGATTCCATAGGTTGCCCGTATCGCATGAGCCTCTTCTGGCTCCAACGCATCCAACGCATCATGCACCCTCCCGCATAGCTCCATGGCCTCGGCATAGTCCGACGGGTCAGCGTCGCCCTGCAGCACGCTCCCTAGGTCCAGGTCGTCGCTGTCGCCGATCACCTTGTCGAGGCTCACCGGCCCGATGCTGGCGCTGATGTATCCCAGCACCTCGTCGTAGTCCAGTCCCAACGCATCGACAGCATCCCGTAGCGTCGGCTGCTGCTGGCTATTGCGGGCCATCCATGTCGACACCTGCGACAGCAACCGCTGAGGTCTGGTCTTCAGCCTGATCGCACCGTCCTGATACATCAGCTCTCGATTGATCGCCTGCTGAATCCACCAGTAGGCATACGTCGAGAACTTATAGCCGCGCTCAGGATCCCAACCGCTGACGGCACGACTCAGGCCGAAGACACCAGCCTGGAACAGATCCTCAATCGTCAGCATCTGCGGCCGGCGACGATGAAAGATGGTGCTTGCAATCTTGGCAACCAGTCGCAAATTGCACAGCATCATCCGCTCGTGCGCACGCTTCGACCCCTTGGCAATCTTGCGGGCCAGTAGGATCTCCTCCTCTGCCGTCAGCAGCTTATAGCGCTTCACGGCATCCATGAAGGTCTGATAGCCGTGGGAAATGTGGACGGTGGTGGTCATTGGATGGCAGGGTCAACGTTGATCATTCGCTCCAGTTGAGATATAGCGCGGTCGTGGATCTGTTTCACTGCCTGTCGGCTCCGGTTGGTTTCGCGGGCGATGGCGGTCATCGGTTGCGGTTCTGTGTTGAACCCATAGACCCGCTCGATGATGTCGCGCTGTAGGTCCCTGAGCCGCAGGACATGCACCTGTACCAGTTCGGTGCCGATCTCATCAGCGACCAGATCCAGCGGCAACGGGCCACCATCAGCGATCGTCTCATGCAGGTTGAGGTCCGGGCAGTCGCGCACCGGGCCGTCGAGTGATGCCAGGGGGCGGGTGACGGATAGTGCTGCCTCGATCAGTTCCGGCGGTGTCGTGCGGCCCTGCAATGCTGCCGCCATCGCATCCTCTGGACTCATGCCAGCACTGGTCAGGCTGCCGATCTTGGCCTTCATGGTGTGCAGGTTGGCCGGGATCCGGATCGGATCATCTGCCATCCAGATCTCACGATCCACAGACTGCCGGATCCACAGGGTCGCGTAGGTCACGAACCGACAGCCGTGCTCCGGCTTGAACAGTTCCGCGGCACGTGTCAGTCCAATCGTGGCAGCCTGCAGCAGGTCCTCACGGTCGAGGGTCTTGCAGCACCGCAGATGGCGGCTGATGAACCGATAGGCAAAGCGCAGGTTATGAACGACCAGTTGATCCCTAGCGCGGATGCCACGACGCCAGGTGCGGCGATCGGCGGCGGTGGTGGGTTCTGTGTCGCGGATGGCCATCCAGGCCTGCACCTGCCGGCCTAGGGCGATCTCCTGATCTCGATGCAGCAGCGGCACCCGCAGCGCCGCGGTGATGAGGTTGGCCATGGCTCAGGCAAGGGCGCGGCGGACGGCGTAGCGGGTGATGCCGAGGCGGTCAGCAATCGCCTGCTGGCTCATGCCATTAGCACGCCAGCGGCGAATCCGCTGCTCCCTGGACTCCGTCGCCCACAGCAGGATCAGCACAGGGATGGTGAGGATGGCCAGCAGCGTCGCTGCAAGGCAAAGGGTGGCGGTCATTGGTGAATGGTGGTGGCGGGGCGTCGTGCCCCATGACTTGATCGTAACACTGGGTCCCACCGTTGCCAAGGGGAGGGCGCAACAGTCCGTCACGCCCCCCCC